TCTTCGACCGTCATTGCGGAAGGCTTGCCGTCTTTGTCCAAAACGCGCGTAACCGGGGCGTCGCCTTCGAAATCCGCTTGCAAACGCGATTTGATATGCGGCAGCAACAGCGCCGGGGCGTTGCTGATTTTCGTTGCGATTTGCGTTGCAACGTTATCGACAAGCGTTTTCGTTGTGTGGGCGGTCAGCTTGGAAACCTTGCCTTCGTATTCGGCTTTGGTATCGTCAAGCTTCTTTTGCCAAGACTTTTCAAGCGTTGCAATGTCGCCCTTTTTACGGGCGTCGTCGCCGTTAATACGGTCTAGTTCTTCCTGCGCTTCGCGCAACTTTGCTTCGGCGTCGCGGCGCAATTGCGCTTCGCGGTCTTTCGCGCGCTTCAATGCGCCCGTATCTTCGTCGCCGTCAATGTCAAGGCGGAAGCCGTCGCCGTCTTCGATATATTCCGCCTTGATTGCGTCGGAAAGTTTTTCGTATTCAGCTTTGGAAAGTTTCTTTTTCAGTGCCATTTTTAGGACTCCTAAAGTTATGCCGATTCACCGAATCAGCGGGAAAGAATTTCGTTAATCTTGCGGCGGAATTCTGCCAGTGTCAGCGGGCGGGATTCGAACCCGGCCAAGTTTTTTTCTTTCAAACTTCCGTTTCGCAATGCTTCGGCGTCAGCTTCGCCCAAAATGTCGTCTTGAACGTCTTGGGGTTGATTAACGGCCCAAGTATAGAACGAAACGGCGGCTATGCCATCATTTCCCACAATTGGGGCGATATGCGACCGGCACCGAATATGCGCGGGCGGAATCGGCCCGGCCCCGTAGCGGTAACGATGCCGGTTGCGACTTCTGCAAATTTCGGTCGTTGCGTTGTCGATTACCGAATGCCACATATACCAACCGAACAGCGCCGACATTACGCCAGCCCCGACGATTGCCGAAACGTGTTGAACTGCGGTCGCCAATACTGCCGAAGCTTGAACGCCGACGCGCTGCAATTGCGACGAAGTGCCTTGCCGTGCGTCTTCGCCGGTAATTGCGGAAATCGTTTCTTCTAGCGTCCAACCGTTAGCCCAAGCTTTACGAACAATGTTTTCGACGCCAGCTTGCGCGGAAGTTGAAAACGTTTTGATAAACGGAACGATATACAAGCCATTCGCCGGAATCGGGGCGTTAGTAACGGCAGACCAAAGCCGTTCATTGTTTCCAATTGCAGCGCCAATGCCGAACAACGGAACGTTATTCGGTTGCTGTTCTTCAATCCATCGGATAGCTTCGGCGTCGGTCGGAATCTTTGCGTTTTCGCCTTCGGTTTCTTCAAGCTTTGCGAAAACCCAAGCCCGGCGGTTCATTTCGGCATTTGCCGCCATGAACAGTTTTAATTGTTCGATAAGCTGCGAAGTGTATTTTGAATAAATGCGGGATTGCGAATCGCGCAAAGAAACGACAAGGCGGTTTAATTCGCCTTTCGTCAGACCGTCAAGGGTCTTATATTTGACACGCGAAAGAATACGGTTCAATTCGTGCCGAAGTTCGCCCAATACGAAATTAAATTCGCGTGCCTGTTGAACCTTGACGCCTTCGACATAGATTTGCAACCGTGTCGAAATGTCGAACAAACGTTTGTTATCCGAAAGCGCCATGATTAAACCCCGTTGTTATTTGCCGGATTTGCGTTCGGGTCGCCGGGATTGTTCGGCGGGGTTGCGATTGCCATTGCCGCCGCTGTTTCTTCGGCAATTTTCAATTTCGCCTTTTCGTCATCTTCGGTTGCAGTGCCAGACTTGCGAAGAACGGAACGCATTTCTTCGAAAGTGATTGCGCCGCTTTGCCATTCCTTAATGGCTTGGGCGCGTTCTTCCGGCGTCATCCGGGCAATGTCGAAATCAGTGTTCAATTGAAATTCAATGCCGGTTTCGGGAACACCGACGAAGCGGGCGCACCATTGCAACGCCCAAACGTAAGCCGATTGAACGTTTTTCGCAGTGCTTGAAAGCGTAGAACCTTCGGAAGTGGCTTCAACCTTCGCTTCAAAAGCTGTTCGCTGAACTTGCTTTTGTTCGACAAGCTTTGCGCCCAATGCAACCATTTGACGTTCTTTGGCTTCCATCGCTTCTTTAATCATGGTGTTTTCGGTTGCTTGCAACAACTTTGCATCGCCACCGACGGGAAGCGGAATGCCACCACGGGAACCGAACGCGACGGTTCCTTTCAAAACGTCTTTAACCCATTCTTCGGTCAAGCCGGTAAGAACTGGCGTCGGTTGCCCGACAACGAAACAAGCTTCTTCGTAATCCGCCGAATTGCGATAGTGCGAAATGTTCAACGAAGCCAAATCGTAAAGATTCGGATTGTCGGGGGCCGGGTCGTTGTTTTCGGAACCGACGAAAGTAAAAGGAATTTCGCGAAGCGGGTTGCCGTCAGCGCCGCGCGGTCGAAGCGTCTTCGTAAGCTGGAAATTACCTTTCGGCGTCTTTTCGCCCGCCCATGTCGTCGGCTGCGGTTCCTGCCAAATTTCCATTACGTATTCGCCGTTTTCATCAAGGCGCAATACGCGGAATTGCGCGGCGTTCTTCATTTCGAAACCGTCGTCATCAAAACAATAAGCTTCGGCAAGTACGACAAGCGACAAGATTTCTTCGGCCCCGCGTTCGGTCAAACGCCAATTGATAATTTCTTGTGGCGCATACGTCGTAATTGTCGGACGAACTCGCCCGGCTTCAAGATCGGCAACCGACGCGCCGCCTTCGGGAACTTCGGGATAATCCACCAGCAAACCGGCCCGCGAATACGCCAGCGTAAGCGAAAGCGTCTTCTTCGATTGTTGCGTAAGATTAACGCCCGTTCCGCTTGCGTTCGCTTCAACGGTCTTCAACAGTTGCGGCAACTTAATAACCGGGTCACGCATGAAAACTTGACCGACAAGACCGGCCAAAGTTCGACGGGTAACGTTGTAAAAAACGGCCCGCTTCAAATAGTTTTCATACCGCGCCTTATTTTCTTTCGAAACGTCTTCGGCGTTCGGCATCGGCAAATAAAGCGTTCGCGCCGCTTTAACCGTCGGTTCGCCCGAAAGACAATCGCGAATCAACATATAAAGCGGAATCAGCTTCGACAGTTCGGGGCGAATAAACGCAACGTTCGGCATGTTCGTTTCCTTTAACTTGGCATTACAATTTTGAATTTCGATGCGCTACGCTTCGAACCCTTCAACACGCGATAACGTACCATGTCGTAAGCATGATCTTCCGCCGTCGTATCCACATCGTCGATTTTCTCTTTATCGCGGGGCAGTGTGGGCAAAATCTCAATCGAAGTGACGCAATTTGCCATGAAGTATAACCCCGGCCCTTCGTTTTTAGAAGCGGCTTCCAATCGGTCGCGTATCAGTTGAAGACCGTTGCGCCGCGAACCCGGCGATTTGTCGGATTCAAGCCAGCGAACGCCCTTCTTCGCCATCTTCGCTTCGATGGTTTCAACGTCGGCTTCGCGAACGTCGCGAATCTGATTATCGGCGGGGCCGGGCCAAGGTTGCGTCGAAATCCAGCCGTTCGCCATCATTGAAACTTCGCGGTCGATAATGCCTTGCGCAACGTCAGGCGCGGAAAGCTTCAAACCTTTGTTCGTTCCGACTTCTTTTGCGCCGTACCATTCGAAAATCTGAATCAGCGAACCAGCGGGCGGGCAAAACGAATAAACGTTTTCGCCGATGATAATTTGCGCTTCTTCGCCGTTAGCTTCGGCCCACCATCCGACGCTAAACGGATGCGACGAACCCCAATCGAAAGAACGATCAATTCGCCAGCTTGCGGGCACCGCAAAGCGCGGCAAAACGTGAATATGCGATTGCCAAAGATCGTCGATTGCACCGCCCGCCGTTACGTCCCAATCGCCATAAAGCCATGCTTTACGCAAGTTCGGGTCTTTGATGCTTTCCAGTTCGGCGACGTATCCAGGGGGAAGGTATTTGTTTTCGCGATACGAACCGAAGATAGCGACTTGGGTTCGAACGACTGTTTCGTTTTGTTCGGTTTGCGGGTTATAGATTTCGACGGAAGTTCTAACAACAGTTCCGCGCGGCGCTACGTTAATAAAACGGCGCTTTACCCAATTATGGCCGGGGCCGTTCGGGTTCGTTGTGCTGAATACTTCAAGCGGAATCGGCGGCAACGGAAGGCCGTTCGGCGTCAAATATTCGCCCTTGTCGTTCTTCGGCGTATTTAAAATCGGGTCAAATGACGAACGATTAACCGACATAAACTTGTCGTAAAGTTCCGACGAAGCATGTTTGGTTAATTCGTTCCAGCCTAGAAACGGGTATTCGTGGCCGTGGAAGCCTTCGTAATCCGAAATCTTCTTAACGTGTCGAAACAACAGTTCTTCGCCAGTAGGCCAAACCCATTTATAAGCCGAAGTTGATTCGTAAAACTTCGCGCCGTCGCCGAACTTACCGAACCATTTTTTCGATTCAGCGACAAGCCCGCCCAAATGGTCAAATTCCAAATCGAAAATAACGCCGCGCCAGAATTGGCCGTAGCCTTTCCCAACGTGGCGAAGAAAGCGCATAAGTTGGGTAACAGTCTTGCCGGGGCCGCGTGCACCTTCGTATAGCGTATGGTCGCAATGGGAATTAAACGCGAAGTCTTGCGAACCCGGCAATGCCTGCCAAACAACTTC